GGTGAACATGGGCAAACTCATCAAGTTCATCATTTCACAATTCATCATCAAGATTAATCTTTATGCTCTGTTTTTTTCTTTGCTTCGTCAAGAATTTTATAAACAGAATTCATATTTTTTTGACACTCAGTGTTTTTAGAATGTAGCTCTACAATCAATTTAGCTACTTGAACGTCAGTTAATGTTACTGCATTAGGAAAATTCCTAACGTTTTGACAATAAAACAATGACTTATCAGGCACATAAACTTGCAGTTCTGTTTTTGTAATAATTTGTGTTGGTGCCTTAGCACAACCTAGTAGTGATAAAGCAACAATAGAAGCTAATAATATTCTCATTTCACAACGTCCTTTAATTTACTAACTGTATCTTTGAGAATTTTTGATGATGGTCTATCAGTGTCTGTAACTGATTTTAAATTTAAATTATTAGTAATTAATTGTAGCTTATCGTTAAATGTTTTTTTCTCAGCGATATTATCAGCTTCAATTTCTGCTTTCTTAGCACTAATATCTTCAATTTGTTGTTTTAAAATTTCTTGATCTTTGATGCTTTGTTCTATTTGATTTTGATTATATTCTAATAGAGCTTCTCGTTCAATACCTTTGCGCCAATTATAATAAAAAGCAGTCATTGCGCTAAATATTAATATACCAGCTATAATATATAATTGAATACGTCCAAACATATTATCCTCCATAATTTTTCTATTTATATAAATAATTGTATGTTTTTAACAACGTGGCGTATCATGATCAAACAAATTCCATCTATAGAAAATATGCAAATTGTACCGGAAGAAATTGTTCAATATTGTGCTGACCATCTAGTAGGTGAGGAAAACAATTTTGAAAAATTCCTTTTAATAGCAAATGAATTTCGTTCAGCTGGTTTAACTCCAGTATTTATGTGTTCTCGTAATCTAAAAGATCTATTTATTACGACAGAAGAAAAATTAAAAAGAAAATTACACTAACTATTGACTTCTATTAGGTAAAATGTTATATATAGTAATGTGAGTTGCCATTCGGGACTCATAGATTACAAATCTCGCCTTACAGGAGAACTACAATGAATACACCTTATAGATTTGACCATACTTTTTCAGACCTTGCTAAGTTTGATAAATTCTTTGTTGGTTCAGATAAGTTTCTTTCTAAAGTACAAGAAACAGCTGATTACCTCGCTAATAATGCGCCCGCTGGCTACCCTCCATTCAATTTGAAAAAGACAGACGATAATGTCTACGTGATTGAGATGGCTGTTGCTGGATTTGGTAAAAACGATATTGAATTGACTCTTGAAGAGAATAAACTAAAGATAGCTGGTCATACTACACTTGAAACCTTAACTGATGATGGCATTAAAGCCGATTATCTCCATAAGGGTATTTCAGATCGTCCATTTACTCGCACCTTTACCCTAGCAGATCATGTTGTTGTCAACAATGCTAAGATGGTAAACGGAATGTTGAAGATATGGTTGGAACACATTATTCCTGAAGATAAGAAGCCAAAGAAGATCGAAATCGAAATTAAGGAATAAAATGTTTGATTTTTTTTCATACTCTATTAATCAAGCTTCAACTTGGTTACGTAGAACGTTAGCTTTTAATGGCGCTTCTAATGAGCTTTATAAGCTAACAGATAGAGAGCTTTCTGACTTGGGAATTACTCGTGGTGAAATACCTTATGTTGTTGCGAATACTTTGAAACAAAGAATCCCAAGTCAGTCTTTTTAACAATAAATAGCGGGGAACCAAATTCCCCGTTTCTTTTTTATGGAGATATATAATGAATAATCCTTTTTTTCAATTATTAGATCATCTTCAAAATTCAAACAAACCAGTTTTTTACGACAATGATCGACCTATTTCTGGTAAACAATACAGATATTTAATAACTAGCTTTGCTTTGCATATGAAGAAACATGGAGTAACACGAGAATCTGTTGTTGCTCTTGACGTGTTTGGCGTTATTGTTGGAACAGCTCTTAGTGTAGCTTGTGGTATGATTGGTTGCACTTGGATTAAGTATTCAGTTGATTCAGCTAAGGCTGTTAATGAGCTAAAATTGACTCACGTGTTTCATGAGTCACCACTTCAGATAGAAGTAAATGTTCCTTGTATAGAATTAGATAATAGTTGGAATATGCCCCCAGCCGATATTGATACTACGTTTTTGAGTTGTGATGATGAACTTAAGCCATTTTTGATCGCCCATTCTTCTGGTACTACAGGTAATGTGAAATTTATTCCTGTTTCATATAAAGAATATTTTGAAAGAGTGAACAATAATTTTGATATTCAGTTTCAAAATGCAAGATATGGGTGTTTCCTCTTTCAGCCATTGAAGTCAACAACGCAATACAAATCTGTTGCTCTTATGTTGAATGATATTCCTATCGTACATAATATGACGTATGAGCAGACAGTTAATTATCCTAGAGTTCATATTATTGGTTCTCATGGACAGTTTGATTATTTTGTCAGGGATAAAGAATTACCAGTAAAGCCATTCAAAGCAACCGCTGATCTTTCAGGATCTTCAACTTCTGTAAAGTATCTTGAAAATATTTTTAAGTATTTTGACCAGGTAAACATCGGTTACGGTGCAACTGAAACTTCAAGAACTTGTAACAAAAGATTGTATTCTGTCGCTGACTTCAATGGTTCTTCTGGTCATCCATTTGATGATGTTGAATTTAAAATTGACGAAGATGGAACTGTTCTTGTTAAAACACCAAGATTATATAGAGAAGATGAAGAATGGTTTGAACCAGGCGACCTTGGTTATTTTCAACTTGGTGAACTATATATTACTGGTAGAAAGAAGGAACAGTTTAATATCGGTGGCGTAAAAATTGATCCTGTTTCAATCGAAGAAGAAATTAGAAAAATTAACGGCGTATATGATTGTATGATTTTTCAAGATGAAAGACAGCATGTAGAATATCAACTAAGTGTGCTTGTTATAGCCGTTAAACAAGTAGCACTTGAAATCCATACTGCATGTAAAGAAAAATTTGGTATGTCAAAGATACCACAAAACGTATATTATGTTAATGAGCTACCTAAAACAGAAGGTGGAAAAGTTTCAAGGAAACTTGCTATGAAAGTTATCGAAGAATATAAGAAAACACAATATGTTTATATCATATAATTAGGAGATTAATATGCAAGTTACTTTAACACAGCTATGCAATTTTTTCGAAGATACAGATGATTTTCTTCTTAAGAATTTTGTTGATCCAATCAATAAGGTTATCGAAGAGTTTGAAATTAATACACCAGATCGTATCTCTATGTTCCTTGCTCAGATAGGCCATGAGTCTGGTGGGTTGACAAAGCTTCATGAAAACCTAAACTATAAGGCAGCTCGTCTTGTTCAAATTTTTCCAAAGTATTTTAGAGATGTTGACCCCGATGACTACGGAGGAAAACCAGAGGCGATTGCTAATCGTGTGTATGCTGATCGCATGGGTAATGGCAGTGAAGATTCTGGGGACGGCTATCGTTTCCGTGGGCGCGGTGCAGTCCAACTAACTGGTCGTTCTAATTACACTCTCTGTGGTAAAGATTTAGGTGTAGATCTTATTGGTAATCCAGATTATCTTGAAACGCCAGAGGGTGCTATTCGTTCTGCTGCTTGGTTTTGGGATCAACATGATCTTAATGAATATGCTGATCATAAAGATGTGCTTACAGTTACAAAAAAGATTAATGGTGGTACTATTGGTCTTGATGAACGCAGAGAACTATTTGAAGAAGCGCTTACTATCTTTGTTTGATATTTCTTGACATCTCCAGTGTAGTCATATAGCATATAGGTTACATGTTTTGATGGGGGTGTTATGAAATTTTATACGAGTGTTTTCCAAAGAGGCGATAAGATTTATGTTCGTGGATATGAAGATGGTCAACGCGTTGACTATATTGAAAAGTATAAGCCTTATCTCTTCCTTGCAAAGAACAACGGTTTCTATAAAACTTTAGACGGCACTCGTGTTGAAAAGATGCCATTCGATAGCATCAGCGACGCTAAAGATTTTGTAGAAAAGTACAAAGATGTCGCCAATATGAACTATTGGGGGCTAACTAACTATCAATATGTCTTTATGTATGATGCTTATCCTGGAGAGATCAATTATGATCCTTCAGTTGTCTCTGTTGTTACTATCGATATTGAGTGTGCTGCTGACGCAGGATTTCCTGACATTCAAAAAGCTGATAAAGAGATTACAGCTATAACTCTACGCAAGAACGGCAACAACATTGTTTTTGGTTGTGGTGAATATGTAGAGCACGCACCTAACATTAAATATATTCGTTGTAAGAATGAGCAAGAGCTTCTTGCTAAGTTTCTACAAGTATGGAATCATGATAGTTGGAAACCAGACATTGTAACTGGTTGGAATATTGAATTCTTTGATATTCCGTATACTGTTAATCGTATCAAGAACGTTCTTGGAGAAGCAGAAGCTAAGAAACTTTCTCCGTGGGGTATTCTTGATGAGAGAGAAGTTGACTTTAAAGGTAAAAAGAATCAAACATTCAGTCCAGCTGGTGTAGCTGTACTAGATTATTATCAGTTGTATCGCAAGTTTACATTTGGTAATCAAGAGTCATATAAACTAGATTACATATCTCAGATTGAACTAGGTGAGAAGAAGATTGATTATTCAGAATATGGTTCACTACTTGAGTTATATAAGAGTAATTTTCAGAAATTTATTGAGTACAATATTCATGACTGTGTGCTAGTTGATCGTCTTGATGAGAAGCTAAAGTTTATTGAACAGGTTATGGCACTTGCTTATGACGCTAAGGTAAACTATGGCGACACTATGACAACAGTTCGTCCATGGGATGTTATCATTCATAACTATCTGTTAGACCGTCGTATTGTTATTCCACAGTTTAAGGAATCAAAGGAACAGTTTGAACTTGTTGGTGGTCATGTTAAAGAACCTAAAATTGGTCTCAGTAAGTGGGTTGTGTCGTTCGATTTGAACTCTCTATATCCTCATTTGATTATGCAATATAACATTAGCCCAGAAACGTTTGTTAAGCGTTGGGGTGAAATGCCTTCAATTGATAATATTTTAAATGGTGTAAATTATGAATTCCATCTTCGTGATCACGATTATACATATGCAGCTAATGGTTGCATGTATCGTAAGGACAAGCAAGGATTCCTTCCTGCTTTGATGGAAAAGATGTATAATGATCGTGTTATCTATAAGAAAAAGATGATCGAGGCAAAACAAGAATTAGAATTAGTTGAAGCTGAGATGAAAAAACGTGGTATTTTTCTTACTTAGGAAACCTTTATTTTATAAATAAACATAGAAAGGAGAAATTCTATGTTTTATTGCATTTATAAAATTACAAATATCATAAATCAAAAATACTATATTGGAGTTCATAAAACATCAAATATGGAAGATAATTACTTCGGTTCTGGTGTTGGGTTAAAACGAGCTATTGAAAAATATGGTAAAGAAAACTTTACGAAAGAAATTATATGCTTTTGTGAAGATGAAAATGATATGTATTTTCGAGAAAAAGAGCTTGTCGTATTAAACGAAAACAGTTATAATATGACAAAGGGAGGAAAAGGAGGTTTTTCTCATATAGATAGTTCTGGTGACAATAACGTAATGAGAAGAAGTCAGGAAGCTAGAGAAAAAGTTTCTATTGCAATGAAACGAATCAGAAATGATCCTTTTAAAAAAGATCAATTCGATTTGATTAGTAAAAAGAATTTAGAAAAAGCTGTGTTGAAAAATACAGGAAAAAAGAGACCAGATCATTCATCGTTGATGAAACAAAAAGGTCAATTAAAAGAAAAATGGGCTACTGAAAAAGAAAATATGAGAGATATATTATCTTCATATTTTGAAGTATTATCGCCCGATAATATCAAGTACACAACAAACAGACTACAAGATTTTTGTAAAGAACATAATCTTTCATATACTACTTTATGGACAACATCTAAAACTAATAGAACTCCAAAAAAAGGAAGATCAAAAGGATGGATATGCAAAAAGATTTGAGCGCAATGAGAAAGGAGGAGCTAATAGCGCACCGTGAGCAGCTGATCAAGAATATTTCTCGCTACCATAATTTTCAAATGGCCAAGAAAATTCAATTGAACTCTGCTTATGGTGCTCTTTAGCTCGGCAATAGATATTTCCGTTGGTTTAGCTTTAACAACGCAGAAGCAATTACAATGTCTGGACAGCTGTCTATTCGTTGGATTGAAAAGAAGATGAACATCTTTATGAATAAGATATGTAAAACAAAAGATGTTGATTATATTATTGCATCTGATACAGATTCCATCTATGTTACATTTGAGAAGTTGATTCCAGATAATAGCGATGAGCTTGAGGCAGTTAAAGTAATTGATCAGTTTTGTGACAAAAAAATTCAACCTTATCTAGATTCTTGTTATGATGAACTTGCAGGAATAATGAATGCTTATCAGCAAAAGATGCAGATGAAGCGTGAGACCATCGCCAATAAAGGTATCTGGCGTGGTAAGAAGATGTACATCCTCAATGCTTGGAACGTTGAAGGTGTGCAGTATGATAAGCCAAAGTTGAAGATTCAGGGTATTGAAGCTGTAAGGTCTTCTACTCCATATGCTTGTCGTGAGAATATTAAGAACGCACTTAGTATTATTATGAACGAAGATGTAGAAGTACTTCGTAAGTTTGTTGAAGCATTTCGTGATAAATTTATGACACTACCTTTTGAAGATGTTGCATTTCCTCGTGGGGTCAAAGGTATGTCAAAGTACAAAGATAAAGCAAACATTTACATTAAAGGAACACCTATACACGTTAAAGGCGCATTGTTGTTTAATAATATGCTAATACAGAAACAAATAAATACGATACCTCCTATTATGGATGGCGATAAGATTAAGTTTGCGTATTTAAAAATACCAAACCCACTTCATGATACTGTTATCGCTACACCTGATGAACTTCCAACTGGGTTTGGACTTGATAAGTACATTGATAGAGAGATGCAATTCAATAAGAGCTTTGTTGAGCCTATTAGATCAATTACTTCAGTAATTGATTGGGATATTGATAACACATCAACATTAGAAGGATTTTTCGAATGAAGTTAACCGATGACGATTTCGGTTTTAGTCTTGTCTCAGAACAAGAACTGAAAGCACATGAAGAACTACTTAAAAAGAAAGTTGAAGAACAATCTAAGGTAGTTCAACAAACAACAAAACAAATGGAACAAAATTCAATAGAGCTTCAAGGTAAACTTATGGGGCTTCGTAATATGATTATGCCTCTACTTACTAATCTATCTAAGGATCCAGAGAAGACATATATCCTTTGGCCTGAAAGAGCTGAAAAGATACAAGCCTTTATTAAAAAGGTCGATGACTATATAAAAGAATGATTAATTATTTAGCATTAATAACTGCATTAGCTGTTTCAGCAGTATCTGCTTATTATTCTATTATAGGTTTAACTGCTATATTTTCTTCAGCAGTTAATGCTGTTATCATTATGGGCATAGCTTTAGAAGCAGGAAAGTTAATAACAGTATCATGGTTACATCACAATTGGCGTTCATGCCCATTATTGCTGAAATCCTATTTAACAGGAGCAGTTATTATTTTAATGTTTATATCAAGTATGGGAATCTTTGGATTTTTATCAAAAGCGCATATTGATCAAGCATTGAATATTAACACTGGATCTGCAGATAAGGTTCAGATATTAGAACAAAAGATAGAGTTTCAAAAACAATCGCTTACAGATTTAGATAAACAAATAGCACAGATAGATGCTGCTATTAGTAAATTAACTGATAAAGGTCAAGCTTCAACTTCCCTTCAAGCAGCTGATAAACAAAGAAAAACAAGAGATGGATTAGTTAAAAGGAAAGAAGAATATGTCAGGAATATATCCACATATACCGCCGAAAAAGTTGCCCTCAATTCCGGAATCAAAAAGCTGGAAGCAGAGGTGGGACCACTCAAGTATATTGCAGAGTTGGTCTATTCGGGCGCCGGTAACGACCAGCTGGAAAAAGCAGTCCGTATGGTCATATTGCTTCTGGTTGCCGTTTTTGATCCTCTTGCTGTTCTCCTTCTACTTGCAGCTAACCATGGGTTGGGGCAATTAAAAAGCTTGACTAAACCTAAAGAAGCTAATATACTTAAAATTGATGATGCAGTGTTAGGAGAACAAAATGTTACTTAAAGATAGATTGATTAAGAATAGCACAATTGATATGACTTCTACTCTTACAGATAGTAAGATCTTTACCAAGAAGGATATGATTCCTACATCTGTACCTATGATTAATGTAGCGTTGTCTGGGTCTGTTGATGGCGGCATTACACCTGGTCTAACTATGTTGGCTGGTCCTTCTAAGCATTTTAAAACTGGTTTCGCCCTTCTACTTGCCTCGGCTTTCTTAAAGAAGTATACTGATGGTATCGTTTTGTTTTATGATAGTGAATTTGGTACTCCTCAGTCTTATTTTACGACGTTTGGTATTCCTTTTGATTCTGTTGTCCATACACCTATTACTGACGTTGAAGAACTAAAGTTTGATATTATGAAGCAGATGAAGGAGTTGACACGAGAAGATCGTGTTATGATTGTTATTGATTCTATTGGTAACCTTGCTTCTAAGAAAGAAGTTGATGACGCTCTAGATGGCAAGTCAGTAGCAGATATGTCACGTGCTAAGCAGATGAAGTCTTTGTTTAGAATGATTACTCCTCATCTAACACTTAAAGATATTCCTATGGTAGTAGTTAACCATACCTATAAGGAAATTGGCTTGTATCCTAAGGATATCGTTGGTGGTGGTACTGGTAGTTATTATTCTTCTGATGCTATTTGGATTCTTGGACGTCAGCAAGAAAAGGATGCTGATGGCATTTCTGGTTATCATTTCGTTATCAATGTGGAGAAGTCTCGATATGTTAAGGAAAAATCAAAGATTCCAATTACCGTTTCTTTTGAAGGTGGTATTAATCGTTGGTCAGGTCTCCTTGATGTCGCTCTCGACGGTGGTTATATTGTTAAGCCAAAGAATGGATGGTATGCAACAGTCGATAAGGATACTGGAGAAGTCCGTCAGCCATCAATGAGATCTGGTGACATTGTAGATAACAAGAAGTTTTGGATGGATATGTTTTCTAATACTGACTTTGCTAAGTATATTGAAGGTAAGTATAAGATGTCTATGGGCTCAATTATGGAGAGCGATGATGTCCAAGGTAGTATCTGAGTTTTGGAGTGACGATAATTATAAAAAGGCTCTAGTATGTGTTGATACTAATTCCCAATGTTATTTTGTTGAGTGTTATGATGTACACCTGAGTGGATTAAAGATTGTAGATTCAATTTCTTTCCCTGGTAAAAGCTTTCATTATGCTGAATCAGCTGCATCAAATTTTACTGCAGGAATTTTAAATGTATCAAAAACAGCCTAGCTCTATTAAGTATGACTATAGCACTCGACCATTGAAAGCAACAATGGTCGAGTCACCAGAAATTTATGCTCGTAACGTAGGGATGGATGATTGGAAATGGCGATTGAAAATACGATTCTTGGTAGTTTGGTCTTCAACGAAGAATATGGTCGTAAAGTTATTCCGTTCCTCAAGGAAGAATACTTCACAACACAATCAGACAAAACAGTCTATCGACTCATCAAAGAATACGTAGACAAGTACAATGCATTTCCTTCTAGAGAAGCTTTGGCAATTGATCTATCGAACAAGGATGGCATCGGCGAAGAAACTTTTAAACAATCTAAGGAATTAATTAATGGTCTTACTTTTGACAAAGAAACTCAGATTGATTGGCTCTTGGACCAGACAGAAAAGTTCTGTCAAGACAAAGCAATCTATAATGCGATCATGGCGTCAATCGGGATTCTTGATGATAGCTCTGGGAAAACCTCTAAAGGGTCGATACCTCAGATACTCTCCGATGCACTTGCTGTATCGTTTGACACACACATTGGTCATGACTTCCTTGAAGATGCGGATTCACGCTATGACTTCTATCACACCAAGGAAATTAGAATCCCGTTCGACCTCGACTACCTTAACAAAGCAACACAAGGTGGGTTGCCCCGTAAGACGCTCAACATTGCGTTAGCAGGTTGTGTTCACCCTGATACTAAGGTTGTGATTAGATACCGGAGGGTTTCTTCCTAGTAATACCAATACGCCATTCTGGGTTATTCTTTATAAACTCTTGACGTTCTTCTTCAGTCTTAAGTTTACGGTTTATAACCCCATTTGTTATTGATTTTTTACCAGAAGAAGCAGCACCTAACTTGGCTCTCTCTTTACGACCTTCTGGTGACATCCAATACTCGAACTGTTTATTATTACCTGAAGATAAAGATGCTTTACCACCTAATGATGCTCTCTCTTTACGACCTTCTTCAGTTGACCAATAATAGAATGAGTTAGTGTCACCTGATTCTTTTTGAGTCTGTCT